GTTTATAGGCTGCTCCAGAATTTAAAATTTTAACTAATAAGTTTGAGTGTTGGATTGATTGTTGTTCTACTAATCTTGGTCTAGTAATGTTTTCAAAAATCTGAGAGTTCTGATCTGCTTTAGCTTTAGCATAATCTGCCTGTTGTTGATAAAGTTCATTATTATATTTACCAAGTGCTTTAGCTTGTTTTGCTGCTGCGATGTTTCCTAAAAAGCTCATAATTTATATATTTTTGCCATTCTGTAATAGTCCGTTTTATCTGGACCATATTGTTTCATTAAACCTTCTTGATGAAGTCCAAGCCATTCAGCAAAACGTAAGCCTAATTTAAAATTAGATTTTACCGCTGTCTGAAGTCGCCAAATATTATTATTAATACAAAGCATATCTAATCTTGTTTTCATTAACCTTGCTGCTCTGATCTTGTGATTAAAAATTCTTTTGCTAGATAAAACCCAGCCTTCAGCTGTTCCTTGCCAGAGAGGATATATTCCTCCACTAAAAATAGGATGTTCATTATCCATCAACGTATATGAAAGACCTGGAACAATAACATCTAAAGAATTTTTTAAATATCCTGCATCAATGTCCATTAAAGGATCGTTCATTCCGTAATTAATCATGTCGAGACCATGACTTGCTTGGTATGGAATAATTTTTAAATTAACCATCAGAGGTTACAACTGTTGGATAAATTGCAAGAATAGAACAAGGCAAAGCCTGCTCCTGTTTAATTACAATAAAACCATCTGTGTTATAATCATCTCTAAATTCTATTTCTTTGTCTCCAGCTAAAAAAGTTGAGACCGGAGTGTCCATTGGATCTGAAGTAGATCTAAACGGAACTGGCTCTAACTGATTTAAATTTGGTCCTACTTTTACTCCTACTGTTTCAAATAATCTTAAAACAACTTTTGAAATTCTTTTTGTCTTACCTTGAGAGGTTCCTTCTTCAGCTCCACCTTCTATTCTCATTGTTTGTAAAACACTTGAATAACTTAATCCGACAACTGCTTTATTTACATAACGATCTAAAGTTATAACACCTGACGTAACTGTTTTAGGTGAGTGTGTGGCACCATCTGCAAGTATAGTAACTGACTGAGCTTCAAGATGTGATAATCCAGAAAACGAATTTACTACTTGTTTAACTGTTACTCCTGCTGTGTGTGTTGCTGCTGCCGTACTGTTAAATGCTCGTGTGCAGCCTGTTAATGTATTTGATGATTTTCCTGAGTAGGTAATTCTTTCACTATCAATTTTTATAGTTCCTGATGCAGTAAATAAACTTGCATCTGTTAATATAATAGAAGTTACAGAATTATTAATTGTAGTATTAAGAGTTGTAGTTGCGCCTGCGTAAGTTAAATGACTATCAACAAATTTAAAATCAGTTGATGCAGTTTCATCAAAATCAAATTCAGAAAAACATTCTATATATCTTTTAGTAACTCCGTTAATTGTTCTTTTGACAACAACCCACAATTCATCTTCATCTAAATTTCCAGAGATAGTTGCAACGCTTTCAACAATACCATAAGAAGTTGATCCAAAAGATCCTCCTAATTTATGTCGATGCCATGCAACAACATTTTCTCCACGCTGATAAGTTAAACAACTTAAAATTCCATCATCACGAACGCACCATAAAAGACTTGATGGTTCTTGCTGATAACACATATCGTTAATGCCTGTTTCAGAAATTGCATCATTTAATATGGTAAGATCTGCCGCTAAATATCCATCTGTGTCAAAATTATAAGATAATTCTCTAATTTTTCTTTTTGCTTTTTGTAAAAATAATATTGATGTTCCAACTGCCAAACTATCAACGTCTGCAGTACCAAAAGAACTTTGTTTTTTAATTGTAACATTTGTCGGAGTAACTGCAGCGTCTGTACCATCTGCTGATACTGTAAATTCTCCGCCTGTTGTGCCTATGACTAATGTTCTTTGTGCTTTTAAATATCTAATTCTATTAACTTGGTTTGATGCAATTGTATAAGTCATCGCATCATCAGCTAATATACCTGCTGAAAAATTTTCGTAATCTCCAGACTTTGAAAAATAAATTGTCTGCGGCTCTGAATTTGTTCCTGCAAAAACTAATCTTTGTTCAAAAAATGAAACGCAAGCAGGATGACCTGTTGTTGAGGAAAATGAACCTAGCGCCCACTTTGTAGTTGCCAAATTCGCATCAGCATAAGCGTACGCACCAAGTCTATGAGAAGCAGCTACTGTTCCTCCTGTTGCTCTTGAACATCCTGTAAAAGTTTTATCTGTCATATTCATTGATGAATAAGTTATTCTTTCATTATCAATAAAAATTGCTCCTGTTGGACCTGGATAATCAATAATTTTATCTACTGCTATAACTGTATCTGTAGAACTAACATCTCTTGCTAATTTAGATGGATCTATTTTTGGAGCAAATGTCTCTTCTATATCTACTAAAATTTGAGTGGCAGAATTTCTTTGAGTTATTTCTGCATAACCTGTTCCATAACCAATTCTAATTAGTCTGCCAACATCTGTAGTTTGAAATCCTGTATTACTATTTATTCCTGTAGTAGATGAGGCATTTATGTAAACGCTATTTCCTGTAATAAAATCACAACTTAAAGTTGTTGTTTCATCATTCTCACTTAAAAATGGACCATAACTAAAAAGTAAATCTTCTAATGTCCAGGCGGTATGTCCAGTTCTTGATAATTTTTTAATTGGATGGCTTGGATGACAAATAAATAAAACGTCTGCAGATTGTGCAAATTTAATTTCAAATAATTGTGCTGTTAAGTAAGGAGTTGCTATTTCATAAGCAACGCTGCTTGATAAAATTTTTCCTTTGTCTTTATAAAATCGTATGTACTGATTGCCAAGTTCTAAAATGTAAGTTTGTGTTGTTGAGAATTCAAAAGGTATTATTCTTGTTTTGTTAGAAGATGTTTTTACTTCTGAAATAAATTGAGTTCCTACTCTTCTTGTCGCTGAACCTTGAGGATGAATTATAAAATTTTCTAAAGTTTTGCAGCCAGTTCTATATTTCTCAAAATCTGTTCTTCCTTCTAATTTTGGACCAAGCTCACCAGATACGAACGATGATAATGAAAGTGTTGTTCTTGGCACTAAAACCTCGCATCTATAAATTCATTACTTTCAAGAACGCTTAGACTGTTTTCGGTAGCATCAACAAATCTTGCTTCTCTTAATCTTTCATCGGCTTGCTCTTGATAATTTTTTGCAAGAGTTGCATTATTAGTTATTGCATAAGCAAGATCGGCTGCGATTTGTGAGGCAAGAGCTTCTTGTAAAGCAGCATCAAATTCATTTGGATCAGTAACTAAAGCTACATAGACAAGATAAAGAGTACCTTCATCAGTAACTATTTTTCTTCCTTCAATTTTATAATTAAGAGCAGAAGCAATACTATCTGTAACTCCATTGTGGATTTTTAAAACTCTTAAACAATCAGAAGGCAAAGTATAAGCAAACTCATATTCTATTGCTGGTGCTGTAACATCTTGAGCTAATTCAAGTCTCTTAATTAAACAGTTCCAAGGATGTGATCTAAATGTTTTATTTCTGATTGGCTCATATCTTTGATTGCATAGACGAGCATTTTTACTATCATCTTCTAAAGATGAAATAGTAGAAGCTCCTAATAAGTTTAAAGCTGAGTTACAAATATCTATTACGCTTGCCATATATTTTTTTCCTTACAATAATTATTAATTCTGGTTTGAGGATTTACGATCCTTAAATTCACTTTGTGTGCTGCATCGTTGCAGGCTTTGTTACTAAAAAATAAATCTTTATGTTTTACCTCTAGGCATTGAGTTAACAATGGTGAGCAGATTACGCTCACAAGAGAATAAATTTTAAACATAATTAAATTGAAGGAGGAGGCAATTACGCCTCCCCCAAGATGACTAAAAAATAGTCAAAATCAATTATGCTTCGTATGCTTCGATAGTAACAACTTTGGCTTCTTCCATTCTAGTTGCTCCCATTGTAGCTGCTGCATAGACTTGAGTGCTGTATGATTTGTCAGCTCTCTCATCAATTCTTGATGTAATGCCACCAGCTTGCGCAAGTAATAAACCATCTTGAACGTAAGCAATTACTTTTCTTTTGCTAGACGCTATAGACAATCTATTAGACATAATAAAATTGAACCCCATGAATGTATTTATTTCACCATTCACAAGAGCTTTAACTGTATTAAAGTCTGAGCTTGTAACCGAAGTATCACCTAATAAGTCCGCAACTTGATTTGGACCTACTACGATATATCTTGAGATAGAAGGATCAACGTTTCCTAAATCAAGAATTTTTTTCGCATTTCTTAATTTAGCAATTGTTAAACCAGCTGTCGCTGCTTCAGTTATAATTTGAGCTGCTGGAAGAACAGTCGATGTTGCTCCTGCAACTCCTGTCGATGCCGTTCCTGAGGCTGCCGCTATGATTAAATCATCTGTAGCTCTACCAATTGCGTAAGCAGCTGCTAGTGCATAAGATGAAGTTGGATCAATTAGAGATCTCAGCTTATCTTGATTATCGATAAGATCTGCCCACTCGTAATCTACCAAACTTACTCTTCTTCTGCTGTGAGGTGAATCTGAAAGAGGAGTGTTAGCGTGTCTAGTGTGCGGAGTTACTGCTGTAACGCTTCCGATTTGATCGAAAAACGCATTCTCGCCGACAACACTTTCAACTCTAACAGTATTTCTTAACAGAGAACCTTTTTGTTGTGATAGCATTTGTACGTTGTTCGAGTATTGCTGTACAAAAGCTGTAGTTATATTGACTGACATAAGTCATTCTCCTTTGTTGTTAGTTTAAGTTTTATTAATCGGTTTGATTTTCCAAAAATTTGGATCTCGCCTGTGTATTTAACGATTACACTTCATCGTTTTTCTTTGAGATCTTTGCAGATTTTCTCGTAGAATTTTTTTCACTCATTACCCAATCAAAATATCTTTGTGCGTTATCAATTGGATCCTTACGTTCGGTTTCAGTACCAAACTCAGTAGCAATTTTTAAACACTCAAGTTTAATTTCAATTGGATTTATGAATTCTTTATCGTTAGGCATTTAATAACTGTCGAAGTTTATAAACATCTTCTACAGTTCTCTTATGATTTGGATGTCCAGATGACCAATAAGGTGATCCTTGATCCGTAAGAGTATCAATCTCTCGCTGTATATCGCTAGCAGTTTGATAGCCTTGTCCTTCTCCTTGAACGATCTCATCTTCTGATAACTTATCGGCAAGTTGTGAAAATGCTTTTACTAAAGCAACATTATCACCAAGCCTTGAACCATCTTTTAAAATGGTATTGTTCAGAAATTCTTGACCTAAAGTAGAATGAGCAAGTCTTTTTGCTTGATCTATTCTTTTTGTGAACTCTGGTCCAAATTCTTTTTTAAGTGTCATTTCAGCTTCAGTTCTTGCTGAACTAGCTTGTGCTTGTTCATTTTGAGCTGCGTTCTGATTTAACTCATTATAAAATTTTACTAATCCTTCAGCCTGCTTAGGAAGCAATCCTAATTTGTGTGCGGCTTCATTAAATCCTTTTAAAGATGTAGGATCTACTTCTCCTTCTTTAAATGAATACTTATATTGGTCAGGAGTTTCAGGAGCGCCTAATTTCTTAAACACTTCTTTCCAATCCTCATCTGTTGCATATTTATTTGGTACAGGAATTTTATCCATACCAACTAATTTTTGTGCATGAAGATAACTTTTTACAAAACTCTCCATATCATTAAAATTTTGTAATGATTTTTCTGTTTTAAAACTTTCAGGAATTAGAGTTCTAAAATCTACCTTACTTTCCTGTGTAGCTTGAGATACAGGATTTGCTAAAGATATTGAGCTTGTGTTACTTGGAGCTGATGACGCAACATTTTGTTGACCATCAGATTGACCTGATTGTGCAGGTGCAGTTGTCTGATTTTCCATTTGTTTTCTAGTTGTTAGTTTTAATTAAAGCGTTTTTTATAAAGATAAGAATTGAGCGTTGTCCTTCTAGGAATGCGCTTTCATGACTATCTCCTTTTTGATGAGTAGTCGTATATTCATGACATCTTTTTTCGAGATCGCTTAAAACTCGTTTTCCGTTCTCACTTCCGAATATAATTTTATAGTCGTCTATGAGATCGAGAAATTTTTTATTGCTGTTGTTGTTCTTGTCCATCGAGAGCTTTTACCATTGGAGCTGCATTACGAGCCATCTGGCTGTCTTGCATATCTTGTTGCATTTGCATTTGCTGTTGTTGCATTTGCGCTTGTTGCTCTCTCTTCTGTCTTACTTGCGCATCTGATTTAATTATTTTCGCAGGTAATCCTAAAATATTAATTATTTCTTTTACTAAACCATTCTCATCTAAGTAATCAGATACCGGAGCTACATTTTGTAAGCTGGCAAATATTTCTAATCCTCTCATAATAGAAGAAAGCTGAGTAGATTTTTGAGCTAAGAATAATGGTGAAACATATTCAATATCAATTTCTTGACCTAATAAAATTTCTGGAGCTGGAGTAAATAACTTGCCTCTAAGCATAATGTTAAAAACTCTAAAAATCATTGGCTGTAATAATTCTGTTTGCAGTCTACTTAATGCTGGTCCTAAAATTCTCATACGTTCATCATTACGTTGAGTAACTTCAGTCGCAGTCATATTTCTATTTTCTGAAATTAAAATCTGATCTGCATAGAATATTTTTGCAATACTATCTCGTCTTTGATTTTCTAAATTTAATCCAAGAGGATTATTTGCGCCTATTTGTAATGGTTCAATTTTATCTCTTGATCCTGATCTGTAATAATTAATAGAGCCAGGAGAAGTTCTCACAGGCATAATCATACTATCGTCAGGAACTAATAATGGTGGGTCCACCATCTTAGCTGCTGCTTTAAGTGAAATCTCTACAATCTTATTTAAAACTTTAACATCAGGTAAAGCATTCATAGCTGGAGATCTGCCATAAACTTCTGAAGAGCCTTTTAAATATCTAGGAACAACATAAGGAAGTTCTTTGAACCCACTTAGATTAACAATGTGTCCACTTTCATATTCAAAATAAATACTTTCATAAGGCATATTCTTTTTGTCCATTTTTTTTTCATCAAACATTGGTCTTGGCTTGACAACATGAACACAGGATATTTCATCCATTGGAGATCTTTTAAATGTAGTAGCAACACTTGTGCTTACATTATCTATTCCAAATTTATTTACTAACGCTGCTGCTGATAATTTAAATTTTCTATAAACTGTATCTACATATCCTTTAGAATTTTCCATGATGTAAAGTTCTTTGATATGTCTTGATGAAAATCTTATCGTATCTTCTTTATCTTCTTCGATTAAAAGACAAGCTGTACCGAATGCAACTAAGTCATGATAGCACTCAAATACTTCTTGTTGAAAATTTGAACGTGCGAATGCAACGTACATTCTATTTGTAACATCATCTAACCATTCTCTTGCTTCATCCACATCATTTATGGCTGGTTCCTTAAATCTTAAAGTGAACCAACGCTGAGCAGATGAAGTAAGCATTCCATGTAAGGAAGATGCCAAAAGTTCGAGAGCATGAATGGCTGTACTATCGAATACTTCGATATTTGTTTTGCTGCCTTTTGCTCGTTCTTTTGTAATATCGGATCGTCTCGTGAACATGACATCAGCTATCTCTTGCCAATGACTTTCAAAATTACTTCTTTGCTCTTGTAATTTCGAGAGACTGTCTTTTAAATCTTTCGATAATTTTCTTAATTGTTCGTTTTGCATTATTATCCTAAAATACTATTATAGCCTAAAGTTGCCGTATCATTTACGCCTGAAGATGAAGTGAGAATTGTTCCTTTTCTTCCTCTACGTTTTGATTTTATATTTTGATCCATCTCAGCAATTGTTGGTCCTGTTGGTGCTGTTAGCATTGGCGCAACTGGTGCTACTGGCGGAACAACGACTGGCGCTGGTGGTGCTGGATTGTTTTGTTTCGGATTTGTAATTCCTACTGTGTCTGTTACTACTCTTATTGGCTTACTCATTGTTAACCTCCTAATAAAGTTGTTGTTGTATTTAAAGAAGAGTTGGAATTTAATTTTTGCGCTCTTCTTCTTGATACATAGTTGTTTTGTACAGCCTCAGCTGCTGGTGATGTTTGTTTAAGTGTTTCGGCACCTGGAATAATTTTTAAAACTTGATTTTTTTGAGCTTTTAAAAGGTCTCCAATTGGTCCTTGTGTAAACATTTTACTGAACCCCATATTATCCACCTAACAAAGTTGTCAGTTGCAATTGTGGACTATCATTAAGTCCTGTTCCGGTAAGAATTGTAGACGCTCTTCCTTTACGCTTTGCATCTGCTGCTCTTTGTGCAGCGATAATTTGATCTTTCCTAACTGTATCTTCATACTGAGGAACATCCTCCACTTTTGGCATTACTATTGGTGGCGGAGCTGGCATCGATGGTGCCTTAAATATTTTACTCATAGTATTTTAAAATTGTTATCGGCAGTAATTTGCCTGCCTTGGTTATTAATTTGTACATCCTTTAAACCAATGGCTAAGGTTCTCAACGCATCGGCTGCGTGTGATGACCAGTCATGATTTACGGATAATTTATAAACTCTGTCTTTATCATTAAACTTACGATGATAATGACGGAGTGCATTTATTAGTTTAGAGCAGCTATCAACATTTATATAGCACCTCTCTAAAATCATTTTTACAGCGTGAATACCATCTTCGAGTGCAGCCTTTTGCGCTACTCTAAAACGTACCCCCATTTGAGAAGCAACTTCTCTTCTGGATCTGCCGCTTGAAAATTCTGTAACTTCTATGTCGTGCGGAGCATAATGTTCTGCGTAGACATATTCTTTTTCTTTTAAGATCTGAGCATAGTGAGGAAACGCCTGATTATTATTTTCGTAATAATCTATAATATTAATTGCGTGTCCAATTTTCTGAAAAAATATAATTGCTGTACTATCGCTATATCCAATGTCCCAGGCTGTACTTACAGGATGAGCCGGATCGTGCGGTACTGAAGTAACTTGTTTTTTATCTTCAAGTTTTCCTAGTAAGTCTCCGTAGATGGAACCTTTAATATTTCCAATAAAAGAGCATTCGAACTCTTGATTATATTTAGCTACCCCCATTACTGAAAGTGCCGCAGTCAACTCTTCTGCATCTACTATCTTGGTCTCAGATGCTCTGGCTTTATATAAAAACCAATTCTTATTAGATTGAGCTTTCTGATAATAATCATAAAAAAGATTATTCATTCCAGCAGGTGTACCTACTAAAATCATAAAACCTTTCCTATCTGACAAAGCAGGAGTTATAACTTCATCAATCAAAGCAGCTTGAACTTGTGCCGCTTCATCTATAATGCAGCCGTCTAAATATATTCCTCTAAGACTGTCAGGATTTTCAGATGACAGTAAGGTAATTCTAGCACCATTAACTAAATCACATCGCAATTCAGTTTCATTGTATTTTGTGCCAGGTATCTTCTCTGTAAAATGTTTTAAGTAATCCCAGGCGATCTTCTTTGCTTGAGAGTAAGTCGGTGCAATATAAGCATAACGAGGCTGATGATTTTTATTCATCATCGCTAATTTAATAAGATGGTTAATACAAAGAACTGTTTTGCCGAACCTTCTATGGCAACACAGTACGGCGTATCTGTACTTGGCTAATTCTGTATGAACGTAGTCTTGCTGTTTTCTTGGTGTGTAAGGTAAAACAATTTTCATTAATGAATGCTAGGTGTTTGTTTCAAATCAACATAGCGCATCTTAATCTTGGCAAATATAAAATCTGCGAATTCCTGAAGATCCTCTTCGCTTTCAAATCCTGAAAAATTTATAATAAGTTCGTCTCGATAAGTGGAGTAGGTTACTGCCTGAATATTTTTAAACTTGTCGCTAATTTTAGTCATGTAATATGTTTGTTCGTTTGTGCGTTTGCTAGACCGGTATTAACGCTATAGAGATCCGCACGCTATTTTCGGTGCTATGGTAGGCAAAATTAATTCATTTTCCGCCATTTCTAATAGTAATTTGCATGACTAGCCGACACTCTGGATTGGTAATGCTTATTCATTAATCAATCTGGTGTATGAGTGGTGTAAATATAATTTAATTGTTTATTATTTTGCTAACCTCATGATGCGTGCGAGAACAACGTTTATGTTTATTCTACCGAACTTCTAACCACATTCACATCTTCAACATTCACATCAATAACATTCGTATTCGTATTAGACTGAACGTCTGGAACGTTCCAAGTAATCTCAATCTTGCTGTCTGTTCTAATTTCTTGTTTGTCTCCATACACTCCAATTAGCTTTGAAGCTAACCAACGATAATGAGATAACTTCTCACGAACCACCATAATATTACGATTGTCCGCATTCTCTAACTCTTCAATAATTAAATCTAAATATGTTTGTGCGCCTATTCGTCTAGCAGTCAAAATCTTATCTGCAAACTCTTTGTTAGTTGCAATCCATTTATAAACTTTTGATAAACTTGGTGCTTCTTTAGCTTTGCAAATCTTAGTGAGCGGAGTTCCGTTCATCAGTTGAGATACTATTGAGTTCTCTATTTCTGATGTTAGTTGCAATTCGTTCATGATCTTTAAGATGTAAATTTTTTAATAATTTTATTTTACCTTCGGTAGTCTTTGCAGACTTTGGACCAGTTGAAACTCCACCATGAATTCTGCAACGGATATTTCCGTTCTTACATAATATTCCTGGAGCTTTGCAAGGTAACTTATTTTGTTTGTTTATAGTTTCGCAATCTACTCTAATCTTCATCATCACTAATCTGTTGTGGGAACTATCCTTAACTATTCTGGTGTTAGACTTTTTAAATTTAAATTAATTACAACAGCGTATAGATAAACTGTTGACACAACAGCTCTGTATTTTACAGCTGTTTTCTTATTTGTATAGGCTAAGAGAATAAGTTTATTTCTTATGTACTTTAAGAATAAATAATTATGAAATTATATTAGAATTTGTAAAGAAATTTGTCGATGCTGTCAAACGAATATGTAGAATTTATTTTATCTGCCAAACGTTGTAAGATTGTCTGATAGCGAATTTTTAAAGTAGTTCTATGGAAACCAAACATCTTTGCCAGCTTAGTCATTGGAATTCTATTTGCCTTCATCCATATTAATTTCCTTGCAAATATTGGATCTTTATCAACATCAGATTTTAACATAAGCATAACTTCAACGGCAAAATTGTATCTAGTCATCTGTTTAGGCGTGGCTTTGCCTTTATAACTAGCGATATAATAACCATAATCCTGCTCATCATAACTACATTCAATAATCTTATACATCGCAGGAACTCTCCTGTTGTTCGGTTTTGCTATAAATCTTTCAGTCCAAACGGCATCCTCAAGCAAATATCTAATCTGCGTTTCGGTATAGATTTGTTTATCTAGTATCTGTTCGTCTATTTTTTTCATCATAATATACCCAAGGAAATCTAAGTTGATTTGGTTTTAAATTTTCAAACTCTTCGTCAGGCAAATCTCTTAATGCTTCTGACAAATCAAACTGATCTAACTTAGGAAATAAATAAATTTTATCGTCTACTTCTTTATTTAAATCCTTAACCTTATTGTGTAAGTTTTTAAAACCTTCTGATAAATTATTTTTTTTAAATCCTAATTTCTCCAGGAATGATTTGTAGTATGGCATTTCAAATATAAGGTGAGTTCCATTAAAACTAATAGTTAGTAATTGTTTTTGATCTACCTCCAGCTCTGCAATCCTAGACAGGTTCTCTTTTACTGTGGCTAGAGATAATTGAAATAAGCCTGCTATGTTAACAAGCCTTACAAATGGCTCATGCTTACGCAAACTATATTGAGAACAAAGATATTGATATATTCTGAATTCTTGATTTGTTAATTTTAAATTAGGAATTAACTCTGTGCAGCTAGGATAATAATCTCGCATAATTATCCTTTCGTGTAAAATTTTTATTAAATTCTGTATCAGCGTTCATACGCTCTTTTAAATATTCTTTGGAATTGCAATCCGGTATGTGCTGCTGAACTTTATGCTCTAGGTATTGCAAAAACTGATCTGGCTCTAATTCAAGTATTGCTGCTGATGGATTTGGATATATTCTTTTTAGATGAAATTTAGTTATTGGTTTTACGGCTTTACTCTCATCAACTGTGTACCAAACAATCCAATAAGGTATTTTTAAGCATTGAGCGATTTGCTTATATGGTCTTTGCATCCACTCAGATTTGCCTCTAAATGAGCTGTCTTTATTATAAATAGTATCGGCTACAATTAAAATTTTAGCGCAGGCTGGACATAAACTTATAAAATCGCAGTCGCTTAAAGCGACTAAATCGTGAGCCTGTCGATGCCATTTTGAGACTGCAGTTCTGGTTACGCTAAAATATTCATTTCTAGCCATTATTATAACCTCTTAAAAAGCTCATATTTAAGGCGTTTAATACCTGTAGATAAGATGTCAAGTTGTTTAGTCATACTTGACTATAATATTAGTCTATGCGATAAAATCTTATATCTATGGAATTAGCATTAAAAACAGAGTGGTTGAAATCCGAGCCTTCTAAAGAATGGCTTAACTCACATCAAGACGAAGATTTCTTTATAGATTTTAAAAAGAATTCTAAAGCTCAAACAGGCGCAACAGCAACAGTTCAAATCAATTTTTTTTCTGAAAAATTAACAGGCAATAATAAAGTAGATAGCTATAGCCATATTATAACTGGCATATCAATTGAAGTTTATAGAAAAATATTAGGTTTAGATTTTATCAAATCAAAAGATGAGTTCATTGATTTGTGGCAATTTGAAAAAACAGAATATCAAAATAGAATTTTAAAAAATACTTTTGCTCCTGCAGATACTGCTGAACAATTAAGCACTCAATTACACATTAACAATCTTGATACTAAAAAATTTGCAGAAAAATCAGATAAGAACTTTGCAAACATTTGGAAGGAAGTTCGTGGTCAAAGAAAAATATCTATTGACCAAGCAATTAACTATTCAAAAGTTTTGAATTGCGATCCTGTTGATCTATTATTTGAAGAGCTGAAGTGTCAGGTGTGGGGTGCAGTAGATTTATTATCTACTCAGTCTTTAGGAGAATATAATTACGTTCCAGGTCAAGTGTGGACTTACGATACTGAAATTGTAACTGTTCCAAGAGATATTTATAGACCATCAATCAAAGCAATTAAAATTAAAAGTGTAGGTTCTATTTATAATAACCATATTATTTTTTATTATAAAGGTAGCGACATTA